GATATATAGGGGAGTTGTGCCAAGAAAAAAAATGCTTAAAAGAATAAATGAGTGTACTTTCGGGCAAGTGACATACGAGGATTTTTTATGTTAATAGCACCGCCAATTAAATCTATTGATTATGGCGTAAGCATAATAGACAACATTGAACCAGATATATGCGATGAATTGATATCGCTTTATAAAGATTCAGAAATTCAAAAATCAAGAATTAATAAAGATTCCGATCAAATAGAAGATGATATACGTCAATGTGTAGTATTCTTGCCAGAAAATGAGAAAGTTTTAAAAATTATTGCTAATGCTGGAATGATCGCAAATGGAAAATATTTCAATTTTGATATAAGCGGAATAATCGAAAAACCACAATTATTAAAATATGGTCAGGATGATAATTATGACTGGCACATAGACATAGGCAATGGATTTGCGTCTACCAGAAAAATATCGATTAGCATAATTTTAAATGATGAATTTGAAGGTGGGGAATTATCATTTTTTACTAATAAAGAATACAGAATGACAAATTTATCTAAAGGTGATGTTATTGCATTTCCTAGTTTTTTTGCTCACAAAGTTTATCCTGTAACTTCTGGCACTAGGTGGTCATTAGTTGGTTGGATAGGCGGGAATCCATTTAGATAAACAAATATCTTTTATTTTGTTCAGCCTATTCATCCAGCCTTTGCCAAATATTTCGAAGGTTTTTAGTGATCTATAAAATATTTCTCTGTCATCACAAATATCATTTATCAATTTGATAATTTCATCATCTGATAAAGAATTGATCATGCCTAGAGTATTAACTCCCACAATTCCATCTTCCTTCGTTCCAATGTTCATTTGCATCGTCTTCACAGACCTGTTTACTCCAGCGTTAACAGCAAAATCAAAAACGCATAAATCTACACCAGAAGGCAAATCATCACCCTTGATTAAATTCCAGTAATTTAATTTGTATATCTTTTTAGCGTCATCAATAGGCATATTTCGCATTTCATTTTCATTAACATCACCGCCTATATATTGCTCATAGACACGCCTTGTTATTCCGTAGTTAGTCATTCCACCCGGATCATTAATGTTATTAACAAATCCACCTTCACACTCAAGGATGATTTCTACTGATTCATTGAAATTATTTGCCATTTTTTGCTCTCATATCAATGATCTTCTCTAATGTTCGACCGCCAAAATAAAATGACATAATCAACATACCCCACTCGCCTAGCAGTTTAACGTAATTCTCATTCACCTCGTAATTCCAACCTGACATCAAAGCAAAGACCGCATAGGTCACCAAAATAAATACAAGGGTTAATGGTCTGATATTTTTACTCAGCCAACTATCAGATGTCATATCAGATTGATGCCTAGCAGTTAAGTTTCCCTGTTCTTCTTTGAACAATTCTGTTTCATTAGCGATTTTTGCTAACTCGCCAGATTGAGCAAGTTCTGCAAGTCGCAGTTGCGCTTCTGCTTTTGCCTGTGGATCAGGAATCAGTTTATCAACTAACTTACCACCTATATTTAGTAGCGCATCAAGAACCATGATTTATTTCCCGTTCCAACGTGAATTAATCAGATCAAATATAGTGGTAATTTTTTGCTTAATTGAGTCAATATCAGCGTGCATCTTCGCAAGGACAATTACCAACGTCACAAACCCAATGATCAGGGGAGTTAACGTACTTATTGCTTCAAGAATGTTCATTGGTTGCTAGTCGTTTTATCAAAATCTTTTTTTATTTTTAAGTCATCAAATATATTATCTGACAATAAACCTGCTATTGTCGATAATCGAACAAGTTCATCTTTTCCTTTCTGAGTTAGTTCAGATAAATTCATATACCCTTCAGATACTAAAATGTTTTTTATTTGTGATTTAGGTATTTTTCCAGTATGAACAGATAATAACGAACAGAATCTTGTGAATTGCGTCTTACTTAACTTGGACATTATTTTATCATCCGATCAATTTTATCCTCTATCCGCTGGATATACTCGATGATTCTATCAGTCTCTGATTTTGCATCTATCTTGCTTAAATATTCTTCCCTCGTTCTATGAATTAGCGATTCATGTTTGTCTAGTCTTTGCGATATCTTGCTTATGTACCATCCGAACGGTGCGATAATCAGTATCGTTGCAAGCTGAATTATATCGCCAGTTTCCATTTTACAAGGCTTCAGTACAGGAAAAAGACATTGTATAAACACCAGTATGATTTACGTTCCATGTTATATCGTTAGTGTCTAGCCTGAACACACATACTGTATCTGTATAGGTTACAGAATCGTTATCAGATAGTGCTGTTTTTAGTGGTGGCTCTATCGTAACGGTTGATTGACCTGATGCGTTACTGTCTGCATCCTGCACAACCATATATAACTTACTGCTTGCACCTGAACCGAATTGTATATAATCACCTTTTTTAAAAACATTATCTGTTGACAATTCAAATCCATCTAAATCTATGGACGTATCGCCAATAGAATGATCACCGTTAACTAATATTGTAGCTGAAGTATTTCCTAGTATAGTTTTTGCATCTGGATCGCCAGCTAAAAATGTTCCGTATCGTCCATTTAATTCTGCAAAAAAGGCTTGCCATATGCTTGCAGTAGATCGATTCATAGGTGGCAAAGAAAAGACCGCATACCATAACGCAAGTTGGTTTTTGTAAACTTGCTGACCTCCCGTATACGGTGAAACTGAAATTCCAACTGAACGCCTTAAACCAAATTCACTCGTTTTAAGACCATAAGGCGGTATTGTTAGTGGATAGCTAGGCATCACGCAAAAACCTTACCGAAAGCACCGCCACGCCTTTTAGCGTCTGCAACCGCAGATAGTGTTTGTTCTTTAATTGCTGGTAACATTCCAATTACTTCTGCCCTTACGGTTTGTTGAATTCCTGTCGAAAAATTTAAGTTCTGATTTACAGTTATTGTTGAACCAGAAGATTTTAGATTTGAATTAGATACAATTCTACCAGATGTTGAAGGAACAAATAGTTCAGCACCTCTTTCTCCGACCATGTATGATCTACCCGCAGACACAGAACCACCTCCTGCCCTACCAAATGCCGGCATCATATTATTAAATGCTTGATCGAATCCTGCACCCAATACCGATGATTGCTGTATCTGACCTGACAAACTTGAAGATACACCATAACCGCCACCAGTAGCGCTTCCACCAATCATACCGCCAATAAATCCTGACGCTAGTTTAGCCAATGGTGCTGATATTGTTTGCCTTATTGTCATTCTAATAATGTCATTGATAATAGAATTAGCCATATCCTTAAAAGATTCTTTAACTGATTTAGTGCCATTAATCAGATTTACAAAAGAATCTTCAATAGTTCCTATTCCTGCCATTGCAAAATTTATTAAATTATTTTGTAAATTCTCTGCACTTTCAGCAAACTTATCTAATTCGTTTTTAATTTTAGGTATATCTTCATCAGCAAGTTTGTTTAAATATTCAGAATCTAGCAATTTCTTTCTTGGTATTTCAGATTTACTAATAAATTCTAAGGGAACGGATAATTCTTCAAGTCTATCGGTGAGATTTTCTGTTGCTCTAGCTGTTTCTTCTGTTGTCAATATTGATTTGACATATTCACCGCTTAATAATTTTAATTGCTCTGTTATACCACGCCTTTCAAGTTCAGCATCAGATAATCCCAATAATCTTAATGCTTCAATTTCCTGCTTTAAATAATCTATGTTTTTCTTTTTAGGTATTAAACTGCTATCAATTAATTCTAATTCTTCTTTTATTTTTTTATTGTTATTAGTTCTGGAATTGATTGTGCCAATTATCTGATTATTTACGCCTTTTAATGTAGCTTTATATAATTCAAGTTTTGCTTTTTCATCGTCTAAGGCTCTATCTGAAACAAAGTCAAAACCTTTGTTTCTTTCAAGAAAATCTATTATTTCTTGCGATTTAGCTATTTGTTCCTCTAAATCTATTTGTTGTTCTTGCAAATCTTTTTCAAAAAATCTTGATATAGCAATTCCCAATCTCTCGAAAACATTTGTTGCATCATCTGCTTTAGCTATTGATTCTGATAATTTATTTGTGAAATCGCTTATATATCTTGACGAATCAGCAAGAAATGCCGACAGACCTGCCTTACCTATTTCATCAGATAATTGACTAAGGGAATCGCCAAGATTAGAAAATGCACCGCCAAGTGTTGCCATTTGCTTTTCCATAGCACCAGCAAATTGAACATCGCCAATGCCCTTTAGATATTGCTGAATTTCATCTGCATTTTTTTTGACAGTAGTCGTTACTCCCTGAAAGGTGAAAGCTACGTTATCGCCTTCTTGACTTGCTTTAATCCCGAATTCTTTTAGGCGTTCAAATTCGCCTGTGGATGCGTCTGCAACTGCTTCAATAAATTGGATAATGTCCTTACCCATCGCTGAAGCAGTGTTACCGAATGATGTTAAAGATTCATTACTTGCATCTAATCCAAGAGCTTTTAAGCGTATAAATGCTTCTGTGATATTTTCTACTTGATATGGTGTGCTAGTAGCAAAATCTTTTATATTTTGAAATGCGATATCAGCATTTTCTGCCGAACCAGTAACGGTGTATAAAGATGCCCTTAATTTTTCGAAACTAACGACAGTTGAAGTAATACTTTTTATCGTCTGTATGCCAAATACGGTACCTACTATTGGCGCAAGTTTACTAAAAGCAGAACCAATTAATGCAGTCTGTTTAGTAGTTTTACCGCTAAAATCAGATATATTTTTATTTGCTCTGTCAAGTTCTTTCTTTAGACCTTTAACATCGCCTTGAATCTTGATTAAAAGTGTATCAACGGTGGTAGTTGCCATTAGTCAGGGTATAACTCCATAAGTTGGTCAAGTTCTTTTTTCGTAAGTGGTTTGTCTTTGTTGCTACTGTTGAACTCAAGAAAACCATCTAACGCCAATAAAAACTCTTTAAGGGACATATTCCAGAATTGATCTGGCTGTATTCCCATCATTCCTATTCCTATGTTGATATATCTGTCGAAAGGCAAAGAATCAACAGCTTCGCCTTTGCTTATTCTTTTCCCTCGTCATCATCACTAGATAAAGCGACACTCAATATTTCACCGCATAATCTAATACTTTCAACAAGACCTGCTTGCCAGATGAGTCTGTTGATATCAACATTATTAACATTGTTACCTCCTGACCGCACAGCGATTGTCAGGATTTCACTTACTTCATGCGTCTTTAAATCGCCTTCGGACAATCTTGTGGCAATCTTTATTATTGATTGCCCTAAAGATTTCTCAATTCTTGCTATTCCATCAAGCGTCAGTTTTACCTGATAACTTTCTTCTGCTAATTTTATTTGGGTTTCGCCCCGATGCGGATTCATTTGAATCATTCTCCTTTACTTGTATAAGAATTACTTCATCACGATTTGCAACATTAACCTGATTAATAATTTCAAAATTATTTCCAGAAATTGAAATGCTTTCAGCCACAAAGTCCTTAACGAAAGGTATCTGAACAAATCGCCCATCGAATTGACAGGCGAAATCTGTTCCGTTAATTAGTGCAATATTATTCTTCCAACTCATTAGACTGACGCAAAGGTTATATCACCAGCAGATTCAAAAGTAACTGAGTACGTCACTTCACCATTATATTCACCTGCATATTCAAGGCTTGCGACCATGAAAGCACCAGTAAAAGTTCCAAAATCAGGAACAAGAAACTGGTAGTTATCGAAAGTAGCTTTATTGAAACTTGATTTGAGCGAAGTCTCACTTGCTGAATCCGTGAAAACACCTGATCCTGAAACGCTGACAGTAACTACACCTGCCTGTGCCAGTAATTCACGGTATTTATTGCTACTGTCTTTGTTGGTTACATCAACAGCTTCTTCATTAAGGCTTATTGACGTAGAGCGTAAACCGCCAACAGTTGTAAAGGCTTCTGGTGATGCGCCATCGCCTATTTTCATTAGTAATGCACTACCTTTTTGTGCTGACATTTTCTTTTTCTCCTAATCTTCATCAAAAACGACAGCACGAAATCTTATGATGCCATGCCGAGTAATACCATCTGCATCAACTAAAACAGTATTAAACTCCTGTCTAATATTTATTAGTGATGCGCCACTTAAACTAATATCTACATTATGCAACAAAGTATATATCCTTTCCATTATTTCAACAGCTTCCTTTTTCCCTCGATAACGACTCCAGACATGTATATTTAAAGTATGCTCATTACCATCTATTGTCTTACTTCCTGAATTTACCGCAGTATCATCCCCAATTACAACATAAGGATATGCCGTTCCTTCTGGAACATCGTCATAAACGCCAGTAATCAGACCGCTTAACGTAGCATCATCATTCAATTTTGAATAAATAGCGTTTCTAAAAGGTGTTGAATTTAAGCTCATAATTAAAATTTAAAATATATGTTTTTTGCTCTTTCTAAAATCTTTTTTCTTTTCTTTTCTAGCGCAGGTTGCATAAATGGTCTTGCTTTCATTTTAGATGTTCCGAATTCAAGATGTACAGCGTAATTAGTATTTGCGCTCACTTCCCCAGTAAATACACTATTTTTATATACTGTCTCAATGCTATTCCATAATCTGCCAGTATCTACTGCGGGTGGATTTCCTTCTTCTGAAGCTATGTGAGTTTTTTTGCCTCTATTGTAAGATTTTCCAGTTTTAGGCGTTTGTTGAATTGATAATAATATTTCATTCCGAACCTCATTAACACCGTATTGAATTATATCTTGCAAATTGTTTTCTGATTTTTTAAGAATTTTATTTAGATTTATTTTACGCATTATACAGCACCGTTTCTGACTGCCCTTATGTGTAAAAATTTATCCCTTGCCCCTGATGTTCTTGTTCGACCAAACATGACACTATCATCTTCGTTTATTATTTGAACAATATCGTAATAACCGCTATTCCAATTTATTCTCATGCTTTCAGTTATTGTGGATAAATATCTAATTGAAAAAACTGTTGTTCTTTCTGCTGTGATTTGCAGGGTTTCATAATTTTCAGTTCCGCTTACTTCTTTTACACTTCCCCATACCGTTGCATGAGTTGACCATGAAACGCTTGATCCTCCCATATTGTCAGTAGTTCTTGTTTTGGATTCGAATACAATCCTTTCTCGCATATTTCCTATTTTGCTAGACATTAAATTAACTGACTTCCAACAGTATTATTTGCAAATGCGTTAATATTAAATCTTAATATTTTATATGGCTGATAAAGTTGTTTGGCAATAACTGGAATATTTGATGAATCATCATCACCTCTGTTTTCATACAGATATAAAATATGCTCTTTAATGCCAGTTATTAACGCTTCAGGAATGTTTGTAGCTGATTCACCATATCCTGATACATATGTTACCTTAACAGCGTTTGCCACCCGTAAACTCGTAGCCCAAGCCTGACCATCCCTTAATACAATTCTTGCAGGCTCAGATACATTATCAACGTAATATTTTGATGAAGAAAAGACTGTTGCCGTATCTGCATCATCATAAGTAGTAATGCTTGTGACGCTTACAAGTGGCGATCTTGGAATAGATATATACCTTTGCTTCATAGATATATCTGGTGCGATTCTCATTCCTTCCCATAAATCGGTTTTAACTTCTGAAAATCCATCAAGGTAAAAATCCCAAGTTTGGTTTATAAGAGAGCGACCCGTATATTCTTCGCAGTAAATCCTTGAAGTTTTTATCAGATTATCAATAAGTGTATCTTCTGCTGATGAATCTATACGCAAAAAAGTTTTTGCCTCTGCTGTTGATATAGGCTCGACAGATGGTTCTGTATTGATTTTAAGTCCTGCCATTCGGATTCTCCTATTTCCACTTCCAGATTTCGTAAAGCGGATAGTTTGTGGTTTTCCACTCCTCGCAGTGATTAGCGTCAATCTTTTCCAAGTATTTCTTGATGAAGGTTGCAAGTGGATTATAAGCCCTGCTTAATCTGCCAGATACGGTTTCGGCAGGACTACCGCCCAGAATTGTGTTTATTAATTGATCAATAACAAGGAACGGATATAGAACCGTCAAATTAAGTATGTACTGACCCACTAGATGTTTAGTATAAATCTCGTAGAGTTTGTCGCTAATCATCTTGTATACTCTTAATCAACGATTCTTTATATTCTGTTTTGATTTCTGGCGTGTGAACAATGGCGCATATATTCTGTATGCCATTTTTTTCTGGACAAACTGTTAACGGATCACAGCATGGCGTGATCTGTCTACCATCAATCAATTTTATGGTCTTTGTTTTTGGGCATAAATCCATGATGCCAAGATCGATTAGTTGCTCTTGATCAAGTCCCAAACCCAACAAATCATTAAACCCTTTTCCAGTTTTGCCTTCACATGCTTCAAGATAACAGTTAATTGCGTCCTGTTCATTGCCTCCTGCTTTTATATACACATCATGGGTTTTATTGGCATTGTCAGTAACAATGTAGTAGTTTTCTTTTATATGTTCTGCTTTCATAGTTATCCCTAAACAAATGTAATTTGAATGTTTTTTGTTAAACCAACACGATTCTCAAAATGTATTACGTTTGATCGAATCCCGATATTCATAGACCCGTCAGGACCACTTGTGCCAGTTCTGTTTGCTGTGGCAATGGTGACGTTTGTGCTTACATCTGTTTGAATGTTTCCGGCTAATGAAGTGCCAACGTCATAAAAGAATAGTGCTGATGATGTGTTTCCGGGTGTCGTGCTGTCACCGCCAAATGTAAAGATACACCATCCACCTTTTCGGGGTGGTGTGACAATAGCATAGGAATTATCAGAAATTGTTATCTCTTTTGTTTCAAACCTGTCTAATACAGTTAGATCACCATTAGGTATGTCTACGTTTTGTGATGAGTCGAGTACTAGCCCTTGCGTCACTGTTCCACCAGAGTTGGCAGTCCATAGTTCTAGTTTGCCCGGTATTTGATTTGTCGCAATCGTGCCTTCTGTGCTACATAATATAAAAGCAGATTGTGTGTTTAAGTCAGTTCCATCATCACCCGCAAAGATTATATAACCTATACCATCTCCGCTATTGATGGCTGAGTACGAGCCAATCGAAGCACTTCGACTTTTACCTATTACCACACTCGCACCTGACACATTGGCACTAAACCTAGTAACCGATATACCACCTTCTGAGCCAATTCCGTGACTTTGTATCTCCTTACTAGTACTACCCACAGATATGCTTGAGGCGTTTCCTACTAAAATACTACCATCAGAATTTATTATATCACCAGACGATACAGTGAGATCACCACTAGATACAGTTATATCGCCACTCGTCAAAGTTAGATTTCCATTAGATAAAGTTAGATTTCCAGCAATATCAGGAAGCGACATTAAGTCTGTGGATTGATCAATATAAAAAAGAGACACCCAAGCATCGTTATCGCCATTTCTTTGTTTAAGCGTTGATGGTGTAGTGCTTGTGTCTAGCCACAATTGATAAGCATAAATCGTGGAAGGCTCTGTTGCACCTGCTGATACAGAACCTAATGCCTGCAAAGCATTATTTAAATCTGCCCTGAAGTTTGGAAAGCCTTGATTTGCAATATCTAAGTCGTGTTGTGACATAATGTGTTCCTCTAATTATTTAATTCACTCAGTCCTGTTGCCAGATAATCAAATGTTCTATTAACAGCAGTTCCACCGCTATTCCTGAAAGTGATCGTAAATCCACTTTCTGTTTTCCCAGTTATGGTGTAATAATCTCCGCTTTGCAAATCCTGCGCAGAAATTTTAAGGTTTGAATTTCTTGAATCACTTGATCCGTAAGCTGGATAAAATGCAGGACTAAATGTTATTGCTTTAGCCCCTGCACCGCTAGATACATCATCGCCTTGTCGATTAGTATATATCATATCAGCATAAACTCTTAATTCGTTGATTGCAGGACTGGCAGAAGAATCTTCACTCTGCATTATAACTTTAAATCTGTAAGCCCTTGCATTATATGAACCTGATACGAAAAGTCTATAATCCGACCATGTTGGTGTACCAGTTGGATCGTCATCTGTGTAGCTAACGTATAAATCTGCGTTTGTTTTTCCATTCTCTGCCTGATCGCCATCAAACAATCCCGATCTTGCGTCAAAATTACCTGACGCATCATCGAAAACATCAACATAATCTTTTCTTTCCAAGTCAATATATGACGTTAATTTAACCGTATAAATATCGCCCAAGTCTAAAACATTGGAAAAGGTGTACGTTCCTTCATTGTCAACATATCCACCGCCACCATCGAATCTACCAATTAAATCATCAAAATCACCTGAAGCAGAATCAAAGTTTATCGATGTATCAAGTACAAGCTGGCTGTCAACGACAGCAACATCATCTAAAGTTCCTGCAAATGCAGAATCTTCTTGTATGGTTTGCGCTCTGCCGTATCCAGTTAATAAACCTTGATATCCAAAATACTTAACGCTTGTTGTTATAGATGTTGAATTTAAACTTTCAAATCCAAGCTTATCAACTGCCTTTATATAATAAGTTCCGTTTAATGTGGGAGTTGTGACGCTTGTTGCAGGTCTTGGTATCTTCTTGTAAATGGTTCTTGCGTTTGAGTAGTTATTAGGTCTACTGACACCGTAACCATCCCTAAATCTAATCACATAATGGGACAAATCCAAATCTGGAACAGCAGACCATGATAATACTGTTTGATCACCGACAACATTGGCTGAAAAATTTGTTACATTAGATGGCGGTGCGGTCTTGCCTTCTGGCGTTATATTCACAATTCTCCATGCTGAAGTCTGTTGAAATGAACCTATTGATCTAACTCTTACGTTATATATAACACCATCTTCAGCATCTATATATTCAAATAAATTATTGCTTGATGTTCCTATGGGTATCCATTGTGTGTCTATGTTCTTTTTAATTTGCACCTCGAATCTGGAATGAAAATTATCTGAAGATGAGGCATTAGCCTTAATAACAGTAATAACTTTTTCATTAAATATTCTTAGTTCTTCAGAAAGAGTTAAGCCCGGTGTATTTAATGTTTTAATGACAAAGAAATTAGTGTTATTTCTTGAAAATACTGTTTCATCTATATTTTCATTCCAAGAATACACATCGCTAGATATTTCTCTTAGCACTAAATCAACTGATAATTGATTTTCTGAAATTCCCATTCCCCACTGTGCCACTTGAAATACTTTACTAGACCAGCCATATCTTTCGTTGGTTACCATGACGTTATCGCCTACTTGTAACTCAAAAGCGTTTTGTAGGTTTGTTTTTAGCCTGACCGTTGTTTGTTCCCTGTTTCGGTAAAGGGCAATCTTGGCTATCCTTTGCGCCATTGTGTGCGATTTAGTTAAAGGTAATGGGTAATCAAGTTCATTCTTTATATTATTATCCTGCGTTAAAAATGTATCCGATGTAGCAGGAGGATAATCAACAGCCTGAAAATTATCATCTTCAGAAATAAATGTTCCTCTTATTACATTGGCGTTATCCCTTCTTGATGTTTTGGTTTCAACAACAAAATCGGAAATGATATCTGATTCAGATATTGTTATTGTTGGCGTTTGATATACGCCTGCTTTTGTGTGAAATTTACCGCCAGAATAGAAAATAATTCCATGATTTGATGATAATATTTTTTCTATGTTATTAGAATATGTTTCGCCTGTTGTTATAACTCCATGTGTCTCGTATCTATTTTCTGTTGTCCCATCTTTTTTATTTACAGTTTCATCGCAAGCATTAGCAGAAACATTGAATGATGTTGTATCTATTTCTGAAGAATCTATTCCAAGACCGTACCTGTCATTTGTTAAGTAATCATAAAGACAAAGTGCAGGATTAGATGAATATGATGTTGTAGTTGTTCTGGTGTCATATACTTTAGCACCCTTTACTAATGCAGATATGTTTGGAATTCCATTAAACACTTCTGGAGAGTTGTAGAGTTGTGCATAAATGTAAGCAATACCGCTTAACTTATGATTTTCTGTCCATTCGCCATCAACATTCTCGTAATCTTCTGTTGTAAGGTCTACAAGTTCTTGAATTGATGCTTGGGAATCAGTTCCCAATCTTGTAAATATTTTTGCTTTTCCTACGAATTTACTTGGTGATGTTACATTTCCTGATCCATCAATCGTAACTTCTTCGTCATTAAAATAAAATTTATCGAAAGATTGTATTTCATGGGTTGCAATGGCAATTATTAAATTTAGGTAATTTCCCGTATTTTGCACATATACGATTGTTCCTGATGTTCTTGTTTGACCATACACGACCTTTCTGGACTCAAGCGAATTTCTGACCATTACGGTCTGTGAATTATTAATATTTCTTGATGTTATTCTTTTGGGAGTAGGTGCTAATATTTTGGCTACACCAGTTAATGCAAGATTCAAGGCAAATACTTTAGCTACCATTGCTATTGATAAAGCACTTGCGCCAACTGTCGCATAAGTACCGCCAGCATAAGCTATTGTTGCAATTATAGCTGATACTGGATCAGCCATAGCTACACTAGGCACTATCATCAATAATAATATTTTAATTAAATTGCCCATGCTTTTCTTATTAGCTCATGATTTCTAAAAAAAACTAATCCTTCCTCACTCATTCCAGCAAAATAATTTCCAAGATTTACAGTAATTGAAAAATTATTATCTGTCCTTATCAGCCCGTAGTCACCACGTTTAACAAGATTTTTATTAATACGCTTATATGCTGAATCTATATAATGAAGAAAATTATTATATCCAAGTTTGTTGAATTCTTTCGTTGCTGTTTCTTTGCTTGAATAAGACAAGGATTCAATCATTTCCTGATTTTTTATTTTTCCTTTTATTGATTTCTCGCAAGCAATAGCAAACTGACAACAATCAGAAACGCCCCATACAAACTTTTTATTTCTCCATTCATCGATAACTTGATTTAGATTATCAGTCATCATCGTAGTCATCTCTTACTTTTGTTCCACCACCACTTCCCCATATAATAGGCTTATCTTGTATAGAACCAACGTATTCAAGACCAACATCATTTGGGAATAATCTTTTTTGATCTTCATTTGTATATCGCAGACCAGATATTCTTTCCAATATCAATAATCTGTTTTCTGCGTTTACAGAAATAACTAAAGATTCGGAAGATTCGTTTATTGTCATTACATCCATTAACCCTTTAAAAAGGATATATGGATTTCCTGATGGCTGATTTGTAGTTTCATCAAGAACGCCAAAATACAAAGTTAAATTTTTATTTTGGTATTCTGCTACAAGTGCATAGGCTAATATGTCTGATGGTATGCCAGATAATGCTATCTGTAACCCTTGCGCTTTTATTTCTGCTGTTTCTTCCGCAGGTGAAATGCTGAGTAAGTTTCCGCTTCCAGTATATGTCTCGCTATCAATTGTTATTGAGCCGTATCCTGTCCATAGTCTAAGATATTGAGATGATCCAAAATCCGCTTCAATTGCAAAATAGGGAACAACAGAATCGCCCTGTATTTGCGTTAAAATGTTGCTATCGACAGTCTTTGTCAATTAGACACCTACGCTTTTTTCTTTGTTCGTTTCTTTTTTGTTTCTGGTGACTTATTTACTGCTTGAGTTTCTTGTGCAAATCCTCTTTTAATAAAACCTTTTGCTAAGTCTTTTTGCCACTGGTGATCTTGTTCTATAACTTCACCAATTTGATAAAGTTTAGTTTCAGAACCGTTTTCGTTAGTTATCCCTTTACAGGGTTTTATCATAATGACACTCATATCAACCTCACAAATAAAAAAAGGGGATATCCGAAGATACCCCCCCTTATTACTGATTAAGCAGTCGGAACGTAGTTTCGGATTGCTTCAGCTATTACTACCTGACCACCTACACGCCTACGGGCAATATACCGAACATTGCCTGAAGTAGCTTGCGTAAACGGATCACGCATAATACTCATGGAGACACGATCTACAATGGTATAAGCAGAACGAAAATCACCAAAAGTAATACACTTGGCAGATGATGCAACATCTGGCATATCAGGCGCTTCAACGTAAGAATACCCAAGAATAGTATTAGGCACTCCAGTTATTCCTGACATTCCCGGCTGGAAAACATACTGACCTGCCGTATCTTTCAGTTTACGGATATCTCCAAGCGTTGCACGATTGAAAACAAATAGTGCATTAGGTGCATACTGTGAAGATATTGCGTGAACAAGATCAAGAAGGGTATCGGCTGTAACTGCACCGCTACCACCACTTACTGACGTAACGTCAGCATTGACAGTAAATCCTTCTGGTTTGTTCGTTCCATTACCGCTAACGAAAGCCGTACCTTCAGCCTTTGCAAACTGCTCGGCAAACTCGATACCCATTTCTGCTTCAAGATTGAAAACGCTATCTTCAAGAAGTGCTTCAGAGATATCAACCAAAGCGTACAATTCGTTGGTAGCAATATCATCAACGGCTACGGTGTAACCTGTTGTCTCTGTTCGTGTACCTGTTTCAGCAGTCCAAGCACCACTAAAAGTGCCAGTTCGTGAAGGCAGTCTGATCGAATTACGGCTTGTCTGACGAACACGAGCAATCTGACGAATAGGCGAAGTTTCTGTGACAGTTTTCAGCAGTTCTTCTACATACTGTTCAGGTGCAAGATATCCAGCAGTAGCATCAGTGCCTACTGTTAATGCCTTGAGTTCAGCATCTTCAAGACCTTCTTTGCCCTTGCGAAGGTACTTGGTGTATATCTCCAAGTTCTTGTCGATCTGCTTGCTGTTCATTCCAACTTCAGGACGCTTGATGTAACTTTCGATTTCGCTTAATTTTTCCTGAATGTTTTCTTGATTCTTAGCAGACAGGGTAATGTCCTGATTAATCTTTTCCAAAGAATTAAGTTCATCTTCGATCTTGCTCAGTTTGCTTTCGACCAAAGGATCAACGTGATTCTTAGTTTCAATAGATTTCAGCCTTTCGTCATTGGTCTTTTTAAATTCTTCAAATGCTCGACCAGTGGCTTCGATGGCTGACTTTACTTCACTCATGTCATAATCCATGTTTTTTTCCTCACTGTTTTAAAATAGATTCAAGTTTCTTTAACTGATCTAATACATCAGTTTCTGTCACTTTGTCAGCTTCCCACTGATCAAGAGATTTGATAATTGCATTTGCAACCATTTTGCTTTGAGATCGTGAAAGCCCTCCTGCATCTCGCAGGATTTCTTCCCAATCTCTAGCTGTGCGATCTGTTGCCTTTACTGCTTGAACAGTAGCACGGGGATTCATCGGAAATGTCACTGCTGAGATTTCCATCAAATCCACATCCTTCAAATAACGCTTTTTATCATCATAATGATATCCTTTAGCGTCTACTCGATATCCGATGGACAGCCCTGATAATGCGCCCATCTTCATTAATTCGTAAACTTCCCTGCCCTTTTGAGTTCCCATTGCAAGTCTGCCTTTTACCTTAAGACCTTTGGAATCCTCAACAATTTCATCATATACACCAATTGGCTCTGACGCATTATGTTGATACAGCATCTTAATTCCCTTTGCGCCTTTTCGTTTTATCGATTTAGAAAATGCACCTTCTAAAACTATGTCATTCCCTAAATCTTTATTTCCGAAGATAGAACCATAACCAATGAATTCGCCTTTTTCTTCTGAATCTGCAACTGCTTTTATCTCTGCATCACAATCAAGATATAAGGTTTTCATTTCTTTCGTTTCCTTCTCTCTAAAACTGGTAACACAGACAGCATACCTTTGATCACTATCTGAATATTCGCTTGTCATCGTGGTATTGCTCATGCAACGACCAATAAAATCTTCTTCGTTTTCACCTGCTCGTGGTTTAGGTATTGGCATCTTCATCTTCAACGAAAATTAAAACGCATCTGCAATTAATAACATTTGCGCCACCGCCAGCAGGATCGCCCGGTCTATCCATCTGATATGGTATTCCCTTATATGTTACTGTAAATTTTTCATCCATGCCAACTTTTACGCCATTCATATTTCTATGCCATTCTCTCGTTCTGTCATCTAGCGCAGACATCCATTGCTTTTTTAAGTTCGGTATTTCTAAATTTTTAGCAGTTTCAAGTTGGGCGTAGTTTAATGCGCTATGCGTTTCTGTTCTTGCTATTGTTGCAGACCTAAATCTTGTGAAGTTCGATTTAGAAAGTTCTTTTATATTTTTAGCTATTTCTTGATTATTCAATCCTTCGGATAAACCATTTTCTATAATCTTCTGCAATCTTTTTCTTGTCGTTAGAGATATGGCTGTAACACTTTCAGCACCATGTTCTTGAATATACTTGATTACCAATAACTCAGTTAATCCTTCCTGCTTTCGATATCTTTCATCATCGATAAGTCTTTTGGAAAATCTTGTTATAATTTGGCGATAAAAAGGCAAAAGAACCTGATTTATCTTTTCATTTATTTGGTCACGGACAGGGTATCTTCCAGTATCCGAATATTCTGATGAAATTGTTGTAAATATACTTGTAAATGTTTTAACTAAATTAGAATAAAGTCTCTTTTCATAATTGCTTGCTTCACGCTGTATTATCTTGTATTCCTGTCGTTGCGGTATTCTTCTCGGCTTTTGTTTGTAATATATTTTATTCATCATCAAATTCTTTTATTTTTCTTTTCGCCCATGCTTGCCCTGCATCACCGCCCCATAACGCCCAAGCTATCCTGCCTGCGCTTGGGTATCCATCTTCACCATAATTAAATCCTTCCGCTTGCTTATCGACTTCATGTCTTGCGAAGTAGGAATTCATTCTTTTAACCGTATCTTGTGAAAGTCTTTCTTTGTTAATTAGCTGATTCGCCCTTGCTACACCCACAGCAGTTCCACCTCTATTGAATTCTTTTCGCCAATCTAAACCCTTTTGTGCTTCTTCAGCCATTTCATCAGTTGGTATGGTGTTTACAGCCTTTTCTTCAATATCATATACCATCTTCCCTGCGTCAGAAGGCGTTAAGTTCGTGTCTGTATCTGCGCCAAGCGGAAAAAGAGTTGCAGGGACAAGAATATCATCGCCACCATCGACAGGCTCAAGCCCTAATCGTTGTCTTGCTTCATTTCTTGTAATAATGCCTTCACGTACTGCGACAGTTATATTGTCGTATATCTTCCTTCGCCTTTCCGCAATTGCAGGGATGGAATCAACGTCATAAATAATTTTTATGTCTTCTTGATATATATTTCCTAGCCATTCGGTTAAATCAGATTCCATTCTTTTCATAATCGGTATTATTGTCTCCTCGTACAGTGCCAGTCTTGCTTCTGCCATATTCGCATACGTCTGACTGTCGGGTATCCCAACAAGTTGAGCAGGAACGCCAAAGCATAAAGCGATATCTCTTGCTGATGTGTTCTTAAGTTGCAGAAAGTCCATATCTTTCGGGGATAACCCCATTTCTTTCCAGTCGAAATCACCTTCAAGTAACATCGCCCTTCCTGCGTTATTCTTGCCAGAAAACCTTAACTCAAGATCAGATATCAACTGCGCCCTTTGACCTTCGCTTAACTGTACTGATTGCCCTGATTCGTCTTTAGGTCTGAAAACAATCGCCCCTGAAGGTCTAGCACCGTTCTGAAGCAGAGCGACATTATGTCTAGCAGATAGATTATGTTGGTCAATATCTGCTGAAGCAGATGATATTGGAGAAAGCCCATAATAATCATCAAGCGGATTGTAAAGTTTATGATGTTTGATATCTGACTGTCCTGATATTGGATCGACAGAAAAAAATTCAATAATTTTTCCATCTATTACATACTCATATCCTGCTGGCGTTAATCTCTTAGATGATTTTATCTTTATCCTATCTGGACGCAGTGAATACAATTCAGTTGGTTGATTCTGGCTATTTTTAATCATCATTTCGTAACTATTGCCAGATATTAATAAATTTGAATAGATTTCTTGAAAGTATTCCACGCCTGCTTGTGTTGGATTCGGTCGATATAGAATGTCTAATACTGGATGAGATTCTAATTCTTCATTCCCATCATAAACCTTAAACGGAACACTTGACGCACCTTGTGATATCTCATTGACGCAACGGTATACAATGGCATTATTCTTATACCCCTCAGTCGCAAAGTCTGAATAACTTTCCTTTGTTGATGTTGAATAAGTCGTATTGTTATACATAACAATTGGTGACTCTTTAGTTTGAAAATTATTGCTTTTGCGAAAGCGATCAAATATTGCCATTTATGATATTCTCCAGATTGCATTTCCTGTCGAATGACTAAGTTCTGTTAATGCCCACACTAGGGCATCAAGTCTGTCAGGTGATTTTTGTTTAATATCACCAGTATATGTAACCATCTGCGATTCCAATTCAGAAAAGTATCCTACATGATGTACTTTTTTCTGTTCATATAAAGCTGAAATCGGCTCTGCCCTTAGAATTTTACCTCTCGTTGCAGTTACTTTTTTATAGCTTACCGCATTATCGATATTTCTAATAATTTGTTCAACCAAATCACCGCCATTATTAGTTTCGCATATTATCTTATCAGCATTATAACGATAATAGAATTCTATTGCTTTTCTTGCCCATTCGTCAGGCGTATATCTTCCGCTTATATCATCGAGAATATAATATTCGTTATTGCATCTTCCTCCTATTATTATTCCTGTTTCATCGCTGTTCTTGTTGCTGGTTGTTGCAGGATCAATTCCAACCACTATTCTTTCCATGTTTGGAATTTTATTTTTATCTATCCTTGAGTTATCGATTAACCTATTGTTCCATAACGCACCTTCAACATCTTCAAGCACTTCAGCGTATAGTTCTTGTCTGCCAAGCGTAGTGCCTTCGTATCTCTCCTTAAATGCTTTTAAAGCTGTATCGGCAAGGTTTTTTTCATTCTCGAAAGTGTTGCCAGTTGTAAGTATTACATCATCACGTTTAATTAAATCTTTTATAATCTTTGTTGGTCTTGGTGTTGTTGTGATTACACATTGGGGATGATCTCCTAATCTTAGACCGAACATTAACTGATCAAACGCTTCAGGATACCGCCAAGATGCTAACTCATCGCACCATGCTCTGTGGAATTGTGAACCCCTCAGTCTGTCAGGCTCGGTTGCAGAAAACCCTATAATCTTACTGCCATTATGAAGATTTATCTGTGCTGATGATGAATTGTACCCTTTCGTGATATTGCCACCTTGATATAATTCAGGCTTTATTATTTTTATAAGACCAGAAACACCTTCAAAGATAACACGTTTTAAATCTCCGAAAGTTGGCGCAATGACAGCAGATATTGTTTCAGGATTTTTAAGGGAATAGTTGATTATATCGTGTGCGCCAGTTCTGGTCTTTCCCCATCCTCTACCTGCAAGAATTAGCCAGATATTCCAATTTCCTGATTTGGGGAGTTGTTTAGATCGTGCGGTATTAATCCAGTTAGTGTATATCTCTATCGTCCGTATCTGCTCGATATCTTGCAATTTCGTCAAGGTCTGCAAGAATTTCTGTGAACGCATCGTTTGAGATTTTGACGTTTCCTGTGTGTTCTGTCTCAAGTTTATCCTTCCATCCTGCTCTGTTCTTTAAGTAAAAAATCATCGAAACATTATCGCCATCTTTAGCTTTCTGAAATAATGCATTTGTAATGGTCGCTATGCCTTTAGCCCTTCCGCTTTTTATAGCTTCTAAAAATTCTGGATAATCTTCCTGTTTTTCATATATTGTACTTAATCCAATCCCTAGTGCGTCAGCTAATTGTTGCATAGTTAAACCTTGAGCAGACAGCATTTCTGCTTTGTTTACCATTTCTTCAGTTATCTCTATTGCTGGTCTACCACGTTTTTTCATTATATATATTCTCTTAAAATATTTTATCGCTAAATTTATATATTTTATTGATTATGAATCAATTAATTCAAGATAGTATTCTTTCACAATTGCTTTTTTAACTATTACCGATTCATTCCCTGATGTTATATATTCGTCATTATCGTCAATATAGCTGGAATGTATCACAACTTTCTTTGAATCTTCGAACACTTTCCAGCCAATTGTCACTGCTGTTGATGTGCTGGAGTTCTTGTAATTATCTTCTGTAATCCAGTGTGCGCTTGCTGTGTGATCTTCCCAATATATCAGAACTAGTGGGTATTTATTTGCCATACCACTTTCCGCAATAGAAAGTTTTTCCTAAATGTTTCGATTTGTTATCTAAAACTAACGGCAAGCAGTAAGGCATTATCACCTGATCATCTACGTGTATATAAACAAATCCCGGTTGCCAGTCTCTAGGCTTGCTTTCCATATAAGAGAAAACAGGGGAATATATGTCGGATAAAACGCCTGATTTAATTCCATATCTTATACCATTGAAATCAGTATATGGTCGTATATTTAGTTTATGGTCGTGACCAGTAACGATATTGCTACCGCTTTTTAGTACATCGTTATAACTTGAATGAAGCCCACCGTGATATCTGTGCATAACAATCATACAGTCATTAAAAACAACTGACATACCAATATCCCATTTTGGAATATGGTCTTCCAGTTTTGTGCCTTTAATATTTTCAAATTCATGCGCACTGTTAGCTAATTTGCCGGAAAAGCGTAAATCGTGGTTACCCAAAATAAAGTATTTCTTAGACTTTGGGGATGCTTTTTCTATTTCTTCCATTCTCGCAATTCCATCAATCAATTCATCCTCAACTGATGGCAATTTTTGCCAATCAATACGTGCGTGTCGTGATATTGAAGGGAAGTCAAACCAATCGCCATTAATTATAATTACTTCTGGCTGAACGTCTTTTATGAAATCTAAGAAAGCTATAAATGCCTTTGGTCTTTTTCCGGGGACTTCGTGGTAATCGCTACCTATTACGATTGAATAC